GTATTCTCTTTTTTATTTATAGAATTGTATTTTTTGATTAAATTATTTGTTTTATTTTCATAATTTAAAATTGGTTCTATTTTATCAATTCTTATTTTAAAATTATTTATTTTTTCCAATAATTCTTTAATTCTATTAAGTTTTTCTAATCTTTTATTATAATTTTTGTATTTTTCAATCAAAACATTTAATTTTTTTTCAAATTCTGGCAAAAAATTATATTTTTCTATATCTTTTTTTATTTTATCTATGTTTTTTTCATAATTTTCTTTTTCATTTTTATAACTTCTTTTCATTTTTTCAATATTAGATAAAGCAATTCCTATGCCTTCTAAATCAATAACTTTATTTAATACCCGAGAAACCTCTCCTGATGATTCTGATAATAAAAATGGTTTATCTTGTTGGTATTGAATATTAAGTTCAGAAAAATTTAAAATATTATTTATTTCATCAGGGACATTTTGATTAAATGCCTTATATTCCTGTGTATTATCACAATAACAATTAACAGAATCAGATTTAATTCTTGATATATAATGATTTTCTAAATATAATTCTACACATGATTCTTTATGTCCATGCGTAATAAAAGAATCCCCCTTGGGTTTATTATTTATAACCCAATTCAATGCTCGTAAAATTGCAGATTTACCACTATCTGATTGTCCAATTATACTATTTACACCAGATGTAAAAGTTAATTCTGATTTTAAATGTGATTGAAAATTAAATATTTTAATTTTTTCTATCATTAGATACCCCTTGTTTACTATTAATATAATTGTTTATTTAATATTATTATAAAATAAATTGTAAAAAAAGTGTAAAATAATAAATAAAATTAAAAAAAATACTTGACTTATTATGATAATATGTTATTATTAAATTATAAGTTGCTTAATAAAGTGACTTAAATAAATAGCTGGGAGGCTAAAATGAAAAATAATTTAGAAAAAATAAAAATGTTAGATAAAATCTGGAAGGATTTTATCAACATGTCTATAGAAGAAAAGAAGGAATTCTTTTCTTCTAGAAAAGAATATAATGAACATAAAGAAAAACTTTATGTTCATTTGAACGCAATAAAGGCTCTTTTACAAAAAGAGCCTAATAACCCAATGTTTGATTTGGGTTATTTAGATAAATAAATAAAAAAAGAGGTAGTGTAAAAACTGCCTCTTTTTTTATTAATATTTCTTTTTCCTATCTTTTGAAGAAATAATATCTTCAATTTTATTCCATTTTTCAATCACTCGCCGTTCTAATTCCTGCTCTAAATTATTTTTTTCAATATGTTTAATAAGAGTTTCAGGAAGCATTTCTTCGTCATCCCATTTAATTTTTTTTGTTTTACTTTTTAATTTTCCTCTTTCATCAAGCAAATCATACAAATAATTAATATTACTTTTAACATTATCAATCCCATAATCAAAAAGAATATCAATATAACATACCCTAAAAGGTTTTCCGACCTTATTTTTAGTACACCTAATTTTTGTTCGTATACCATAGGTTCTATTTTTTTTAACTAATTTTTCACATTCTGCTAACCAAATTACTTGACTAGCATAAAAATCAATAGCTTTACCTCCACTTCTTTTATATTTTGCACCAAACATAACTCCAATATTTTCTCGAACCTGAGAAATTAATAATAATGTAAAATTCTTTTCTCTAATTTTTAGAACCATATTTCTGAAAAATACTCCGATTTCTTTTTGTTTATTCATATTAAAACTGCCAGAAATTTTTGACGGTTCTTTTCCATTTCTTATTTTTTTAATATTATTCATACGTTTTTTATAATTTTCTTGTTCTTCTTCTGAACCAACTGCATCAAAACTATCACAAACGTAAATATGAGGATTATTATTTTTTTTCTTTGCTATAATTTCATCAATATTATATTCAAAATCTTCAATAGTGCTAGAATGAGAAAAATTAGAATTATAAATTTCTATACCATATATATTTTTTGTATCAAAATTAAATCCACCTTCCGCATCATCATAAGTGTTTTCAATATTATTTTTCATTTTTTGTCCAACACAAAATTCAGTTGCTAAAATAGATTTTCCAGAACTTTTATCACCTACAATGTTTATCATCCTGCCTTTAGCAAAACCCCCTCCCAGAACTAAATCGAGGAGGGTACAATTAGTGGACAAAAATTCTACTATATTTTTTTTGATTTCTTGTTTATTATAATTTACAATTTCTTTTACATCTTTTTTCGACATTTTAACTCCATTCGTATGTTTTATTCACCTTTTTATTCTCTTTTTTTTGTAGATAACGAGGGAGGTAAAATAATTCTCCCCTCATTAACATTTCCAATCCCTTTTTTGCTATAACATACCTGCCGCCAGATTTTTTTCCAATATTAAAATCTCTTGCCCATGTTCTAATAGTAATTCTACTAACCCCTGCTAATTCAGAAGCTTCTCTGACATTAATAATTTCATACATTATTCTACCTCCGAACATTCATCAAATAAATCACAATCATCACATACATCATATTCGGCAAAATCAATACCAAAATTATACCCATGCGGACATTTATTTAATTTTTTTGTTTTGTTTTTAGATTTTTCTTTATTTTCTTCTTTCCTTTTTGATTTTCTTTTAGATTTTTCCTCATCTTCTTTTTCTTCATTATCATTAATATCTTCATTTTCTTTGTCATTTTTTTCTTTTTCTAATTTTTCAGAATCAATACCATACAAAACATTTTTTAATTCTTCATATGTAGGAATAATTAATATAGAATCAAGGCTTACTGCCTGTTTAAGAATTTCTTCATCAATTTCTTCTTCTCGTTTTTCAAAAGAAAAAGATTTAAATTTAACAAATGTATTCCCGCCTAAATCTTCTTCTGCTCCTCTAAATTTAACAGAATAACCATCCTCGCTTTCATCACAAAATGGGATATACTCGCCATCACCCTGAGAATAGGCTTCGTCAATCAGTTCTTTTTCAAATAAATAATGAGATGAATCAAATAATTTAACATTTTCATCATTATGATCATACACATTATATATACAACGCCTTTTTGGTTTCAAAGCCTTTATGTCATCTTCATCAGCCTCTTCTTTTTTTAATTTATCCATTTCTTCACATATCGGGCATGGTTTATTATAATTTTTCGCTAAACAAACATAATTACCATCCCCTGGGCCTATCCTTTTATGAACCCATACATCCAATTTATAATCCCAGGGATCATCTTCATCATAAACATCTCGATCAGGATGATTATTACTAGTTACGTTAAAGGGTAAAATATCAATTTTATATCTTTTTTTGTCTTTTGTTTCTAAAAAATCCATGTTATCAGGAACATTTAAAATATTTATCATTCCTCCTGTGTTCCTATTTTGATAGGATTTATTAAGTCGTTTTTGAAGATTTTTTTTTCGTTTTTTCTTCATATTTATTTCCTCCTAAATATTTTATTGAATTTATCATCACAATCTGTAATGATTTAAAGAAAGCATAAGAAAAAATTCTGATTAAAAAATATATGATTGGTGAAAATAATAATAAAATTGATAAAATTAATAAAAAATTAAATAATAAAATACTAACACTAACCATTATCTTTTACTCGTTTTTTAGAAATATTTTGTTTGATTTTTTTTGAAATATTATCTCTTGCTTGATCTAATTGATTTTTCCCTTTATAACCGCTTGGCAAATTATATAAAAAAATTTGTCTATCAGATAATTTTTCTAAAGATCTTCTTTTTTCTTCTAATGTAGATAATGCATGTTTAATAACATTGTAATTATATTTTTTTTGAATATAATCATCATAAGCATTTTTTCTCTTTTCATGCAATAAAATCATAGATTTTATGATAGATTCTGTTAATTTTTTACCTGATTCTTTTGCCTGATCTCTAATTTCAAGATCAAGCTCAGCTTCAATAATTTCTAAATTATTTTTTGCTTTATCTTTAATTTTTTCTTCAATACATAATTTATCAGCATATTCATTATATATAACCGATTGTTTTAAAAATTCACTATCAAGGTCATCGTAATCAATTTTTATATCGTTTTTATAATTCATAATACCTCCTATTGATTATTTACTATTAATATAATTGTTTATTTAATATTATTATAAAATAAATTGTAAAAAAAGTGTAAAATAATAAAAAAAATTAATAAAAACACTTGACTTATTATAATAATATGTTATTATGTAATTATAAGTTACTTAATAAAGTAGCTTATTTCTATTTGGATGCCGTGATCCTTGTAGAATCACATAACACGGCTATGAATCCTAGGCATGGGACGAGAAAAAAACATGCCTGCCATTGTCAAAAACGCGACAATGTAAGACAGCGTTAGTGTAAGCCCTTACATTAGTTTTTTTTTGCTTACGTTGTAAGTTTTTGCTAATGAAGGCAGCTAGGTTACTATTAAGCCAAAAAAATAGAAAAATATTATGAAAAATTTAGAAAAAATATTTTTTGAAAAAGGGAACAGAGATGTTCCTTTTTGTTTAAAGGAAATGAACTCTAGCAGAATTTTTGCTAGAGTGGCCTTGTTAGAAGAAAATAGACCCCAAGTATGGAGTCTGTTTGAGTCCCTGCAAGCAGGGAATGGAGAGGCATGGATAGAAGACTTGCCTCTTATTCCGGGGATAGAAGAATCTCTTCTATCTCAATTTTCAAAAGTTTCTTGCCTAGTAGTGGCAAGAACAAACTCGAAAAAAAATCATAACGGACCTGTGATTTTTTTTCGAGCCGAAGATATTTTTACGAGGATTAGACAGAGAGATTCTCGTAAAATAATTTTTCGAGAATTCCATCTCTTAAATGGGATGGAACCAAGATGTCGATTTACATCGGCATCGGATTTGCCCGACTGGGCAAAAAAAATAATGCGATGGCATGACGACGATGTCATTGTCATCTGCGAAGGAGGCTATCATGATTAATTTAATAAATTGCACTCCCCATCCAATTAATCTTTTGGATGGGGAGATTATAGAAAAGTCGGGGATTATTCCTCGGCTTATAGAGAAAGAAAAAAAAATAGAGAGTATTGGGAAATACTCTCTATATCAAAAATCTTTCGGGCAGATCGATAATTTGCCTGAGAGAAAAGCAGATACTTATTATATAGTATCTGCGCTGATCGCTCAGGCTTGCCCTGAGCGTGAAGACCTGCTTGTCCCGCGGGTTGTACGGGATGAGCAAGGAAAAATTATTGGATGTGATGGATTTTATCGCATTACATCCAATAATAATCAGCTTATGGAGCTAAGAAATCGGCTCCATAAAGCTGAAAAAAAAATTGTTAGCCTCAAACGGGGCTGACAAAAAAAACACAGGGAGCTATTAAGACGCTCCTGATGGCATACAGTTAGAGAGGATCAGGCTGTCTGGTCTGCCTGATTAACTGTAGTTATCACAATTATATATAGCTAATATAATTGTGATAAATAATACATATAGCCAGAGAGCTGTATGCCTGTGTTTATTATTAAAAATCATTAGCGCTTGCGCTGGCGCTTAACAAATAATGCGTTATTGCGGCTATATGTCGTTCGTTGTTGACGTTCGATATATAGCCGTTTTTTTTTATAAATTAATAAATAAAGGAAAAAATATGATAAAAATGAAACACTTTAAATATGCCAATTCTATAATTTTAAAATTACAAAAAAAATTCTATTATTTAGATACAGAAGATATAAAAAATGAAGCAAATTCTGTTTTGTGGGAATGTTTTAAGAAATACAATCCAGAAAAAAGTTCTATTGAAACATATTTAAATAGAACTTTTTATTATCGACTGCAAAATTATTGCATAAAATTAACAAAGGAGAATAATAAAAAAATGAATAATTTACAATATTATACACCGCTAAAAATGAAATTAATTGAATTAACAAATGAAGCAAAAGAGGTTGTTGATTTGGTTTATAATATTCCAGATGATTTTACAGGAAAATTGAACAAGACAAATATACGTACATATCTATCAAAAAAAGGCTGGGATTGGAATTATTGCACTAATATTTTTAACGAAATTAAGGAATGTATATCATGAGGCTATGGCATTTTAAATTAATTCCATATCTTCCTAATAATCAATTATTAGGACAACACAGAGAATGCTGTGCGTTACGGGGTAAATCTTGGAACAAAAATCATTTTGTTGTAAATTATATTTTCAAATATAATTTTTTTTATCTATTTAATTATCACATTTTAATAATACTCGAAATGTTAAAAAGAAATTATAAAATAGATAAAAAATGGTATTATTTAAAATATAGAGGGAAAAAATTAGGAAATGTTTCTTTAGCAAAACTTCCTAATTCTAATTTACCAGGATCATTTAATTTTAAAAAAAATAAAATAAATCATTATAAAGAACATAATGATATATATTTAACTGAATGTCTTAATAATTTAAAATATGCAATTTCTAATTCTGCTAAAAAAGCAAAAAATATTGATTTATTTAAACATTTTCCGTATATAAAAGATTTAGGAAAATATGATAAAAAATATTGGGATGATTGGTTTAAAAAATTATAAAGGAGTATAAATTGTATTTAATAATAAAAAATAATCAAATAAAAATAAAATCAGATTTTAGAACATTAAAAAATTTACAAAAACTTTTTATTTTTCCTGATTATTCATATTGTTGGATGTATGGAAAATTTAATAAAAACAGAATAATCCAAAGAAAATTATTAAAAATAAATGGTAATAATGCAATATTACCGATTGGATTTTTATCAGAATTGGAAGATTATTTAATAAAAAATGATATACCAATTTATAATATAAATGATCTCAGAAAAAAAAAATTTTTCCTTTTTGATTCTTATCAAATTAAAAACAGTTTGCATTATTTAGAATTATATGATTATCAAATTAAAGCAGTTCAAACATGTATAAAAAAAATTAACTGTATAATAAAATTACCTACCAGTGCCGGAAAAACAGAAATATTTTTATCGTTTTGCAAATTGACAAAATTAAAAACATTAATATTATTTAATCGGATTGATTTAGCAAATCAAACAAAAAGAAGAGCTAAAAAAGCTAATTTAGATGTTGGTATTGTTCAGGGAAATAATATTGATGAAAATCATACAATTGTTATGTGCACAATTCAAAGTGCTAAAAAATTACAAAATAAATATGATTGTATAATTGTAGATGAATGTCATAGGGCAGCTGGAGAGCAATATCAACAATTATTAAAAAAACACAATTTTGTATATCGATTAGGTTTTTCAGCAACTCCATTTTCAAAAAATAAATTAAAAAACGCAAAAGTAAAACAATATTTAGGAAAAATTGAATATACTTTACCTGCATCTCATCTTATTAAAAAAAATAAAATAGCAAAACCTACAATTTATTTTACAAAAATTAAAAAACCATATAATTTGATATATAAAAAATGGAGAAAAGCCGAAGAATTAGGGATAATTGAAAATGATTATAGAAATAATATTATAAAAAATATTTGCGAAAATAAAACAGGCCAAACATTAATTCTAGTAAAAAGAATTAAACATGGAGAAATATTAAATAATATGATTTCAAACTCTATTTTTTTATATGGGAATATTAACACAGAAAAAAGAATGAAAATTACTGCTAAATTTGAAAGTGGCGAAAAATTTATTTTGATTGCTAGTTCTATTTTTGATGAGGGGATTAGTATTAATAATATTAACAATCTTATAATTGCAGGAGGTGGGAAAAGTAATATAAAAACAATTCAAAGAATTGGAAGAGGATTGAGAATTAATAAAAATAAAAATACTGTAAAAGTGTTTGATTTTTTGGATATTGCAAATAAATATTTAGAAAGGCATTCAAAAGAACGGTACGAAACCTATATTCAAGAAGGTTTCACAAATATTAAGGAGGAAATATATGAATGATAATTCAATAAAAGATATTGAAAAAGCTAGAAAAAATATTAAAAAAATTATAAATGAAATTTCAAATAATATAAAAAATAAAAACATTTTCCAAAAAATAGAAATATCTACAAAAAATATAGAAAAATATGATATTTTAATTTCTATTTATATAAATACAGAAAAACACGAACGGATGATTTCTGTGATTAGATATTTATATTTGAAAAATAAATTTTATCATGTTTTAAAAAAAGATGTATTAAATATTTTTTATGATATTTTTAAAAAAATTCTAAAAATTAAGGAGTAAATTATGAATTATTTATTAAAAGAAAAATTAAAAAAAGAATTAAATGATATTTATATTGATTTAAGGCCTGATCAAATTTCTGATTTTTTTAATGCATTTAAAGAAATTACAGAAACAGATTCAAAAGAATTCGTGAAAATAAAATGCAATGAGTGTAAGAATGAAATTGATTTAACTATTGATAATATTTATTGTGAAGATTGTTATTTTAATAATTTAAAAAAAGAATATGAATCAGGATACACTCAGGGGTATGCTGATGGGTTTGAAGATGCTGAAAGAGAATTACAAGGATAATTATGTTCGATTTTAAACAATTTTGCATTGATTATAATATTCCATTTTGGACAGAAGGAAAAAATTGTCAAATGGGATGGATACAGGTGAAATGTGTTTTTTGCAGTGATAAATCAAATCATTTAGGATTTAATTTAAAAAAAAATTATCTTAATTGTTGGAAATGTGGAAATAATAAATTAACAGATTTTATTAAATTTTATACAGATGAACCTTCATATCAAATATTAAAACGATATGAAGGTTCTGCATATATTAAGAAAAAAGTTAATAAGAAAAAAAATAATTATAAAGATTCTTTAGAATTGCCTGGAAAAGAATTGCAAAAAATGCATAAAGATTATTTAAAAAAACGCCGATATAATCCTGATTTTATTATAAAAAAATATAAAATAACAGGTGGAGGAATTGCAGGAAATTATAAATATAGAATAATTATACCTATATATTTCAAAAATAAAATAGTTAGTTATCAAACTAGGGATATAACTAACAAACAAAAATTAAGATATAAAGCTTGTAATAAAGAAAAAGAATTAATTCATCATAAACATATTTTATATAATTTAGATAATTGTAATAATAATTATATAATTATTGTTGAAGGAATTTTTGATGTTTGGAGAATTGGAGATAATAGTGCATGCACATTTGGTACTGGGTATACAATTGAACAAGTAAATTTAATAAAAAAATATGATAAAATATTTGTT